GTCTTGAACGGCAAAACCAAGTTCCTGTAACGCAACTGCAGCACCGTACGCATACGCCTGTTTGATGAGTTTTGTATTCATGCGATTCTTCCTTATGTTATTAAACCCGGTATGGTACCGCAGTTTGTTGCCTATTTGGTTGCTGGAAAGAAGTATATTGCGGAGAGGGCCTATTACCAAACCCCATTATCCGCTTAGCTCCTCCAACTAATCTTCTTCCGATTATATCACCGGCATAACTAGCAGGAATAGACCCGAGCATACCTACAGGACCAAAAGCAGCAGACCCCAGAGCAATACTACCCGCAAGACCACCTAAAGTTTGAGCCCTGTTTGGATCATCACTCATTAATGTGTGCATCGCGGAAGCTGCAGGCAATCCATACAAAAGAGATTTATTAAAAAGTCCTGGGGCAGCGAAACCTTGAGCAATCAAACCACCTCTATCAAAAGCCTTCCCTGCTCTCAATTCCTTGGCAAAAGCGGAGGGCTGACCGATTAAGCTTCGCCAAACATTACGTCCGAAATTCTTTAGTTTGCCCGATACGGTACGGCTAACATTTTTCGCTGTAGGCCCTGCATGCCCAGCACCCCTCAGAACAGCTCCCCAATTTACTGCAGTTTTCTCAATTCCAAGTTGTTGGAGAACATCATTATATCCGCGGTCATACATGAGTTAGTACTTTCCTTTCGTACCTTCCCCAAATTCTACGCCAGTAATATACCCTGGCACAGGGTGAGTTCCATGAATTTCTGAGGATTCTCCAAAATGAGTAGCCTGCATAATCGTATTTTTCAAATTTCTATGTGATAATCGGGCCAACCAATCAGGATGGAGAAGCGGAGCTCGCGTCGCAGGCTTCATCACAAACTCTACTTCAGGCGCACGAGGGGCTATTACAACTTCTTTAATTTTTTGCTGTTTTAAATATTTCTGTATCTGAGGTGTTATCCTAGTTCCCGTGTAAAAATGGAAATAGGCCTTACCGAGGGTTTCTCCGTCAGCATCATCTAGGGGCATTACTTTCGTTCCCTTCTTTAGCTCTTTACGAAGAACATTATAACTTACTACATCTCCTGGTATGAAATTTCTACTCGAATCTTTAACCACTCTTACGTAGTTGAGCTCTCCTTTGGCTAACAATTCAAAATGACGCTGGTCTAGCTCCCGTCCTTGGTCTTTATATAGGTCACTTAACGTATCGACTACATATTGACGTCCGGCCCCGAGACCTTTCAACCGCACAATTTCATTCGGCTTGGGTATGCCTTGGCTAAGAGCGTCTCCTGCTTGAACATGGTCCCCAACATTTACGATTACATTTAAATTAGGCGTAACGTAATGTTGTTGCCCCGCAACTACAACATAATGACCTCCCTGAGGAGCCGCCGTAATCTTTTCAACAGTCCCATTAATTTGAGTTAAGGTTGCTTTATTCAAGAACTGCTGGGGAGACTCGATAATTTGTCGGAACCCTTGAATACCTTTAACTTTAATCCGGTCATCTTTGACCGTACGTGCGCCGTGCTTTGCACTTAATGCAAATTGAGTAAGGGGCTCGGCCATAGCTTGAGCAGCTCGAACACCTACATTAGTCCCAATATCATGAACACTCCCCTTCTCGTTTAATCCCTGACATTTTTGGCATACACCATCCCCCGCCTCACAAGTCATAGGAGACCGAACTAATACCCGAGCTGCTATTTTAGCTAAGCGTGGCTGATTTAAAGCCGTAATTAAAGTGTTATGCTTAAATCCACCCACATTTTTTGCAAGATATCGGTCCACGGCAGAGGGAGAAAGGACATCAACAAATACCCCATTAGTCGTTCCACAATCATCCTCCGTCACTACAATATCGCTCATATTACTAACAAGTAACTTAGCAAGCTCACCTGGTTCAGAAACTGCGGTCGAGCTGCTAATTGTATTTAAAATAGCCTCACTCCCCGCAACCCAGTTGTCTGCCGAGGACAAACCTTCACTGTATGACTTACGTATAAGCCAGGGTTCTACCTGACCTTTACCACTCCTCGCATACGTGGGTGATGAAACTATAGCGGAATACTGTGTTGGTTTTCCGCGAGCTCCACTCCGGACCTGCAAAGTCATAGACCCCGGATGTCTCATAGCCGACTCTTGCATTTTCGATTGCGCCTCTTCAGAAATATCTTGTCGTTCCGTATCTGATTTTGCAGAATCAAACCGCTTTATAAATGGCGCTAATGTTGCATCTCGGTCTTTATAGTTAGGGGCAATATCATCTAAACCGATAGAAAGACCCTCCGTAGTCGCCAGAGAATCCCCTAGGCGCTTAAGTTGAGGTACCACTCGAACGTATTCTTCCGGGTCTTCTCTCGCCATAGTGTCAAGCGTCTTATAAAAAGATTTTTTTGTTAGAGCCCCCGTTACCTTATGTTTTTCCGGTAATAAATCATTAACAAGCATGTGTCCAAAAGTTGAAGACATAGACTTCACGTAGCCTCATGTCCCGCAAGATAGGGAGATGCCCCGTATGGGATCCTAACTTGAATAGCTGAACCCCATTCGGCATTATTATCCCCGACCTCTTCTTGATTATCGAGAACCGTTTTTCCTCGATATGTACGCGCCGAAGGTAATGCGTGGAGTATATTTACTATTTTTCCCACAGGCATATGCTCGTCTTTACTTTCTAACGGCCTGTGTCCCTCACCGTATGCCAGGTTTTCCCCACGCATTCCAGTAGATCGGCCTTTTACAGCTCCGAGTTTAGCTAAAGTATCTTGATAACCTGCTCTATAAAAACTAGAGTGATTATATATTTCTGCAATTTTATAGCTATTGGCCATTCTTTTCTTGGTCATAATAGGAACATTAGTATGTTGTGCTACTGCAGCACGTACTCTAGGACTTATGTTTTGTGAAAAATCAACCAACATTTCTGGAGGAAGATCTTGTCTAGATAATGCTGCAAGAGCAACGGGTTCACTAGAGTCCATCAATGCTTCTTCCATTAAATCAGGAGAAAATGGGTCAGTTTTAACCCTTGAAAGTAATGACATATTCGCCGCCTTTCGGAACAACCACTTATTTTCGTGAGTCCTTCGCATAGAAAAAGTATCGCCCGAGTCCCGCTTAAAAACAACCTTGTCAGGATTTACAGTTAATACTTTCACCGGTTCCTTATGTTCAATCTCTACCGTACCCTTGCCATAACCCGCATGAATCTTCTGCGGTCCTTTAGATCCAAAAGAAAGCGCGTAGTCCGCGCTGTGGGTAGGCATCTGTAAAGCAAGACGAGGCTTAGCATCTGGAAAAGAAGCCTTAGGGACTGCCCAGGAATGGGCCTGTTGAGTTTCTGGGTCGACTAACCGTAAATCCCAATGTGCCCCCGCCCGGTCTGCAAGGTGCTTCTGCACCGCCATAGTCCAATTCTTACTGTCCGCAGTGGGAAGAGGATGCATCGTACGGTCTCGCGGGATTCCTGGAGCAAACTCTCCAACTTCTTTTTTAGATAAAACACTTTTAATAGTCGCGTCAGACTTCGGCTGAAACAGGTCCAATTTCTCTCGCGCAACAGGTAATGCAACTAACCCTGTAGTCGCATTCAACGAATACGGTGCCCGGAGAGAACCTTGGTCATGAAAAGTAGACGTATCAAGTCGAATTTCTTTTCCTTTCGGAGGAGTATTTACCAGCGCAGAATTCGACGTATGAAGTGGACGTAGGGACTCCTGAAGACGTTTTCGAAGTTTCTCTGTTTCATGTTCTTTATCTAACTCAGCCCGAACATGGTAACCTCGGCCCCCAGAGAATACGATACTGGTATTTATAACTCCCGGAATCTTCTTTAAGACATCTTCTACATTCTTAACTGTCTGTTTCAGGTGCTTAGAAGAAACATCGGTTCCTGGGTCTAAATCAACCCACAGTTCTTTAGACATCTTCCCCACGGTCGGGTGAAACTCCACCGTTCGCTTCTTCACAAGATTGTCTAAGACCGGAGTTGAAAGGCGAATAGGAGCCTTTTTATCGTAACGCCGATAAATAGGAGTTCCGGGAACTCGCTGCATTACCGTCAAAACTGGTTTCTTTCCAACACTTTGCAACAATCGTTCCTGGACTGTCGGGTCCTTATAGTAGTCAACTACTTCTTGTTTGGATAAAGAATGGTCGGGTCCAGCAACGATAATTGGCGAATCAGTCACTTCTGTTGGTCCTTGATGGTGACCTTCGTTGAAAGGTCTATCTTCCCTGAATTGTAGTCCGCCATCGCCTCGGCTTTAGTGTTGTATTTTTTAGAGACCCCAGTACCCTTAAAAGACGTTGCTTGGGCAAGGCCCATGACCGCTTCCATCTGCGGAGCTACAAGAAGGTCACCCCGTATTTTGTCTGAATAAAGCGTATTGGAAAGAGTCATTTTCTTTACGTCTTCAACAGCTTTTCTCCCAGCTGGAACGTGAACCATCATAGTGTCCCCGTCGTAATCGGAATTCGTACCCACTTCCGCAAAAGGATTAATCCGCAAAGTCTTACCCGTAGTCGGGATAGGATAAGCTCCAATAATGCTGAATCGGTGCAAGGTTGGTGCTCGATTAATCATCACAGGACGTTCACGAGTCTCACGCAACATTGCCTCTCGAGCAGCCGGATGTTTATCCTCTACCATTTGTTTAGCTTGAATCGCAGGATAACCCTGCTGCACAAGCCGAGTAACCATGAAAGGTTGATACATTGACCAAATCATTTGTTCCGGCAAACCAACCTCATCCATACCCAAAGTCGCATCCGGAACGATAGTTCCTCGACCAGCTAAATCCTGATTTTTCTTCAGCAGCTTAGAATGTACATACCCGTACTTGGGACTTCCCTGTCCGGCGATATAGGTCAAAAATCCCTTATGGTTACGCGCCTTCGATTTTTGCGTTACGGGGTCATTCACTCCATACACAGCACCTACGGCTTCTTGCAAAGTCCCCCGTAGTTTCACTTCCTCTTCGGGGAGTTTTCCTGATTTCTTTAATTCTTTAAATTGATTATTTACGTAGACAAGATCTCGGTAAAGCGGATTGATATCCCCATAAACCAACTCCTGTCCGCCCTTCCCAGGAAGAACTGGACGGAAAACTGGAGGAAGCACAGGTACAAACTTTGACACGTAAGCCTTATCCGGTGTTAAATTTTGTTCCTTAAGAGCACGCAGGTACTTAATCTGTTTCGTTACGTCATCCAAAGCATTACCTGACCGCTTATCCGCTGCAGTCAAAAGTTCTTTCTCTTTCGCAGATACATCAATCTTTGAAAGCTCCTTCTGTATGTAAGCAATACCTTTTGTTTTTAAAGTTATATCTAGCTGCTTCTCCGTCATCCCCAACAATCGGCGAACAGGCTCTTTAAACGTAGGGCTGATAATTGGTTCGGCTAAGGTAATATGCGCCCACTTAGTACCTTTTAAACCCCCTGTAATTGCGGGATCGAATAACCCATCCCTCTCTGGCATTAAATTTTTAGCGCTTATAAGTTTCGCGTCTTTCACTTCGCCTGCAGACATCGCCAAAACATCGTGATCGGTCAAAGGCGCTAAAGATATTTTAGTATTAGAGCGGTCTACTCGAACACCTGCTCCAGTAAGCATGTTAAAAAATTTATCCGAGGCAAAAGAAGTTCGCGATGCCGGTGTTGGATGTCCTAGCTGAACCGCTCTCCAATGTTCATCATTCTTTTGACTTTTTAATATAGATGACTCTTTTAATACATTCCGAGCATTATGTGCTACGAGAGCATCGAACTCCATCTTACCTATGGCCTTAGCACTCTCTTTTCCACCCTTGGTCGGTTGTAAATTAGCGTCGTAGGTATCAACTCCTCGAGCACTGTAATTAGTATCTGTCGACTTAAACATCTTAAAGATGTATTGGCGTCCTACAAAAACATTAGGAATCTTCTTTCCGGAACGTGGGTCAAACACTGTTTCTTTATCTTTAATGCCATTCTTCTTCAGTAAGTCTTTAGCCCACTGTACGTTATCTCTTCCAGTAAAGTTCTCAACAATAATAGGTTTGCCTGTTTTCTCGGCTACTTTTCCTACAGCAGTTTCGATTATCTGGGCTGGATTAACCCGGGAAACAACACCTGCGGATGTTAGAAGAATATCCACGGGTCTTCCCTCTTCATCTTTAATCATTTGGTCATCAGAGATAATCTCAGAAACCACCCCTTTATTACCGTATCTCCCCGAATTACCAGACCACACAGGTTTACCGTTAACTCGAACATAGAGTGTGTGATGGGGCACAGTAATTCCAAAAACTGGGACCTTGGAATTTATAATTTTAGTATTCTGTTTTTTACCACGCGGATTATTTATAACAGGGTAACTACGTTTCCGCAAAAAACGAAGCTCATAACGTTTAGCTAATTGCGGGCGTTTAACTGTATGAACAGAAATATTAGCTGAGAATCCTGCGTGTAAAGCCAGCCGCTGTAGGTCATCCGCTAATTGTCTCGAATAGACCACACAAACATCCGTACCATCTCCGTGTTTAACTTTATTCCACCCGGTCTGATACCCAGCAGATTTCAGAACACTATCGAGAACAATCCCAGCTTGTTTAGAATTCAAACAAAATATTTTTTCAGGCAAGCAACGCTCAACGATATCTTTTAATTTTTGACAATCACGGTAAAAAGAGGCGTCCTTAATAGTAAGGATATCCCCTTGTATCGAACTCTTTCCTAAGAGTTGTGTATCTTTAAGAATATTATCCAGCCATACACTCTCATCTTCTAAAAGTTTCTCGCGTAGAAAAATCTCTACAACGTAATCCATCTCACCTTGAACAAGAGAAATCGGAACCGTATGTCCTTTAACGGCATAGAGGCCTATAAGAGAACACCAAGCATCAGATACACCTGCCTGCTCTCGAGTCCAAGTTCCTGTACGAATCAATTGAAAAGACTTACCGATTAAATCACGAGAGGGCACAAGCGTATTACTCTTCGTGCTACTCTCCGAGTCAACCTTCACGACTTGGCTATGATCCAACGTAACCGATAAATCGACGTGTTGAGACCTAATCAAAAAAAGCTGCTCTGCTTCTGGGTAAAAATAAAGATTTGTTGGATAATCCAAGTGTATTACATCCGCAGTATCCAGCGTATAACAGCAGTCTTCTACCGTAATATTTGAAACGAATTTCCAACCCTTAGTAGTTAAAATCTCAGTATCTTCGGTATAACAAAGCTTATCACCTACCTGCATGGGCTCTTTGGTTTTAATCGTTATCGCAATTCTTTTGGGAGTTTTTACGACATCAACAACTTCCCCGGGATGGTCATGGTCCCAGGTTTGAGTCGCGTCTCTATACGGTTTAACCAGAGATTTATGGAGTTTACCTAAAAGAATATCATCAGAAGATAGAGTAGATTTCCGCAGGCCGAAAACTACGGGCTCTCCACTATTAATCTTTGCCCCGGGTTTAACTACACCCTCACTATCTACTGTATTATAATAATCATGCCCTCGAGTATGCCCATAGTAGATTTTATGTTTTGTACTATCGAAAACCATGTCCTTCTCACGCGGAAGCACGATTTTATATAAACGTTCCGACGTTAGCTTATTAGCTGCTCCTGAACTAATAACGACAGCATCGTTAGAATTTGCACCGTAATACGGCATATAGGCTACGGAAAGATTCTTACCCAAAGCTAAAGTCTTATCTTTGGTAAAATTAGACTCCGCTAAAATATCCCCCGCTTTTACAGAGTCACCTGCCTTAACCGAAATATCGTGATTAAGGTATGTTTTAGCGGCCATAGGTAAATATGTGTCGTAAGAAACTCTAACGAGATCCTCATCCGTATTCTTCTTTTTAGCCGCTGTTTTGGTGTGCGGTCTTATGTAGATATAATCCTCATCTACTTTGTCAACAGTACCTGCTATGGGCGAAGTCGGATTAACGATTGTTGCCATAACATGTTCAAAAGATTTCCCCCCTGGAGACATAACCTGTACGTAAGGCGCTTCTCGGTCTACTAGTGATATAGCTTGGGTTTGATGCTTAGACCCCATTAACTGTCTATTACCTTGTAGAGACTCCATAAAAGGAACTAAATTTGATGTGGGACCATACATCACCGAGGAGTGGGGTATTTGATAGCGCACCTTATTAGCCGCTACAGTAGAAATTTTCCCGTTTACAAGAGCAGAAACGTTTCCCTTCATTTTTTGCTGTGGAAAAGCCACAGTTGAATTAGCGATCTCTCCTGCTCGAATATATTTATGCTTACCCGTAGCAACATCGATCATCGGAACGTAAATATTGCCATCCTTATCCGAATGGGCTGCTAAAGCAGCACGAACATCTACTCCAGCACGAAAAGACTCAGGAGTACGGACGGGATCAAGCGCTCCAATTTGAGTTGGATGAATCATCCGAGCTTCCATCGGGATAGCTCGTTCAGAACTAATACCACCCTCCCCCAAAGAGGTGACTCGTACGGCAGCGTCTATAAGTTCCATAGGGTTAGTTTGAGTGGGGATAGCAGCTAATTGAGACCCTGTTATAAACTTAACCAGTCCCGGAGTAAACGCTCCAGGCGCCATCGCCTTGCGCACAGTCGGCGTAGTCTCAATTTTAATAGCTGCTTTACGCCCAATGTCTCGAGCATCAAGTTTAATACGCTCTTTAAGAAAATCTTCAACAGAATGCAATGTTTTAAAATCCAGGTTATCTCGGTCATCGACGTCCTCAGGATTTCGGAAAATATTTAATACTTTCGCAGAGGCGTCGAGAATACTTTCAGGAGTGACTGTTCCGTAAGACTTACCCAAGGTTTTCTTATTAACCTGCGGGTCCATCTTTGCCGCGCCGTAACGTTTAATGACTTCCGCCATTTTATCATCTACAGATAAGTCGGGCAATAACGCATACGCAGGAACAACCTTACGGTAGAGTTTGTCTACGTGGCGCGGAAGATTCTTTTCAAGTTTTTGTCTATTTTCATTAGCTAGTGCACTCCCCCATTTTTTTGCAATAGCCTCATGTGAAATACCCGACGCACGTAAGACTGTATAAAGAGGAATACGTGAAGAACCATATTCTAACTCGGGCTCTCCTTTTTCGGGATCCATAGTCACGTTAAAATTTGAAGTTCCAACCGTATTAAAACTAGCCTCTAAAATACCATTGGCACGTTTTCGAGCATAGACCCCTGGTTTGGGCCGAACCATGTTCGCAACAGAATACTCATTCCCACCCATTACTAAAGTATGCCGAGGAGTAAACCAGGGCACGCGTGCTAACGTAAAATTTTTAGCTTCGTCTAAAACAGCCCCGGACTTTGCATCCTTAATCTTTACCGTACCTTTTACCGTTTCAAATAAAGAGTCCCCTTGAAGAATGGCCGCTTTTTGTTCTCTTGAAGTGTAATCCCGTTGCGTAAAAGATACATCTGTAACTTCAATAGTTTTATTACGCGTTGTAATGGGGAAAGACTCGGTAAGCCCTTCTACGATTTTTTCTCGAATGCGCTTTCGCTTATCATCCGGGCTTTGGAGTATAGACTTCAAATTCATATCTGACCCCTATTTTTGGTAAAAGAATATGGAGAGGAGACCTTCAACTCGTCGGAAAGGACGTGTGATATGGTCATCCAAATTGCGTTGATTCTTACGGCACTGCTTCTGAAGTAGTGCTGCGCCCTGGAGGCGGAATCAACCAATTTCTTCATCCTCAGAAGCCTCCAGGGCTTCTTTTTTCTTCGATTCTTCCAACTTCAACTCTTTTTGTTTAGCAATTATTTCCGAATGTATCGGAGAAAATGTTTCAGCTACTTCTTGTTTTTTTGCTTTTGAAGCTGTAGCAGTTACATCTAAGGATAACCAAACCACATGACAACAGCGTGTCCCATTATGGAGATTAAAATATTCCTGTACTGGCAACAGAACATCTCCTCGAAGACCCTTATTTAACAAAGCTTCAAATTCAGCATTCATCGTGTGTGGGCATTCGTAGTCCCCGATGTCCGGAAGAACCACTTCATCATGTTCGATACTTTTCATACAGCGATGACACTGTGTCCACGGACGCCACAAAACAAAAACACGGGAATGCCCATCACAATTAAGGCCTTGCCCAAAGGGTGCCTGAGACCCCCTCACAGCGTTGCTGGGCGCATCGGGCATAAACATGGAAGTATTATCCAAGTTTAGTGTGGGTTCTTGTATCTTGCTTGCTTGAGATTCATTCAATAGATCTACAAAAGTCGGCATCTACATTCCTGTCTGTTGCGTGGTGGCTTGTTGTCTTGCTACAGTTTGTTGCTGCTCTAAGCGCTGTATTACAACCGAGTACAACACAAAATCTTCCATTTGTAACTGATGCAGTTGGCTTCTTCGTGTGGACGGGTTCATTTGCATAAATTCCATAACCAAATTATCGGCGCTAGCAATGACTTGTGTTTGGTCATAATTTTGTTGGTTACCAGCCCCGGACTCTCTCTTGACCTGCTCTGCCATCGTATTCATAAGGTCCTCAGTCTCACGCTTAATCTCTTGGTCCCGCCGAGCGCGCTGTAGTGCCTCTTCTTTAATTCTTCCAGACTCTTTGTCGAGGTCGATATTATTAAGCTCTGCAATCGTAGACGTAGAAATAGTCGGACTTCCCGATTGCTGTCCTACCATCCATAGCTGAGTGACGGCGTTCCTACGGTCAGTATCATCCACCATTCTGGACGGAATTAACCCAACTTCTACATTATCCCAACCAAGAAACTTGCTACAAGAATCATCCACCCACTGGAGAAGGTCCGTTAGATCACTCGTGTGTACTGACAACTGATTGTCAATCATCCTTAAAGTAGCTTCCATCCCTTGTCCTGTTAGACCACCATACAAGAACTCAAGAGGAATCCCTAAAGCAGCTACCAGAGACTTTTCTGCTTCCTGTACCTCCCCTAAAGTGAGGAGAGCTCGTCCCTGCCCGTTTAGTTGTGAAACCTGCAGCGGAATAGGTGCGTACATAATGTGTAGCGGGTCCTTACGCCAAGCCTGTACGTTGTCCCGCATTTGCTCAACCCACCGATTCAAGTTAATGGATTGAATAGGGTCACCATTATTAGAACCTGCGGCAGGGGAAACAATCCTAAAAGGAACAAGATGTTCGAGAGCAATAGCTTCGTTAGCTTTACGTAACACTTGCGTATAAAAAAAGCGATCTAAAGCTGGAAGAAGTGGGGGAAGACCCCACTGTGGATTAACCCCCGCAGGTGCGCTAAATTTCATATGAAAAATAGCCTCAGGTTTAAACTTAAACGGACGGTGCTCCTTAACAGCTTTTAAAAAACCAAAAGGAGTAGAGTTGATAATATGCTTTTCTCCCCGTCGAACTTGAGCAGCCGTATCCGCAGGAATTGTGTAATAATATAGGGATTCACCTGTGAATTGATTATGCTCAATATCCATACATTTAGGGTCCCACCGAATAAAGTTAATGTCTTTTACAAGCATTAGCTTTCGGTCTTCGACGTTCTTTTCGCCCGCTATTACTGACTGAGAACAATTCAGACATTTATACGAAAACGTTAAATTCTGTATATTAAACGAATAGTCTGTATGTTGTATATTCGTAGGGCTTTTGCACTTCGGACAAATCAAATTCCGAACAAAAGGTTGGTACATAGAAGTAAAGGAGTTTCCGTAGATATATTTATCCAACGTAGCCTTGAGCAAAAACTCTTTAGCCCGGATAATTTTTTCGAGAAGATTCTTATGTTTTCCTTTAAGGGCTTTATTATCTGTATTATAAGTCAGCTCTGTAATTGGATATTCTCCAAATTTCCGTAAAGTAGCAAAAATATGTGGGCTGTTATAAAACAGAAACTCACACATTTTAAACAACTCTTTAAGTCGTTTAGGTGTAAAAATCTGACTATAAGTATAGTATGGATTTGTG